ATGTGGTCAAGAATTCAACAAACGTGGTAATAGTATAACATTTATGTGACATGTGGATAGCTTGTGAATTAGTATTCCGTCACTACAATCCTAAGGAGCTAGAAGTTGGAATGTTATTTATGAACGAGCTCAATCCTGGGAATGAAGAGAAGGAACAAGTAGAAGTGTGGGCCCTTAAAGAAGAGGGCATATACGAACAAGTAAGTTATGATATGATGGTGTTTGAATGTGGGTTTCCTGTTGAACCATGGCTTATTACAGATGATGGCAGAATAGCTGCTATACCAGATGAGATAGGTTGGTTTGATCCAGGTAATCGTTCAGAAGAACTAATACCATTTACAATGACTGAAATGAACTTCATCATGCAAGAGTTTGATGGACTACTAGAAATCTTTGTTAACGAAGATGAACTAGAGAGAGGGATTGTAGATCCTGTATACGAAGATAAATTAGTGATTCTCAGATTCTTAACTGATGATGAGGACGCAGAAGAACTATACTTAGAAGAAGAATAATTATGGAAGAACTAAGTAATTGCTGTGGAGCTTCAAGATGGGGTGAAACAGATGTATGCTCAGATTGTAAAGAGCACGCAGATTTTTATAACGAAGAAGAATAAATATTATGGGAGTAGACATTTATGGTAGAGCGCCTAAGCTCAGATATGAAAAGCCTGACAAAGATTGGACTAAAATAGAATCAGAAGAGGAAAAGAAAGAATACTTTGATGAACTAGAGAAGTTTGAAGATGATAATCCTGGATACTATTTCAGGAGTAACTGGTGGGGCTGGAGACCTCTTGTCTATCTATCAGAGATAGCAATGATTAACGCAGGACTGGATTATGGTACAGAAGGATGGGGTGAGAATGGTGGTGATGGACTAGAAGATGGTTTTCAGTGTCTTCAGCTTGCTAATGCATTAGAGCACCTGATAGAACAGGAAGCAGACATGGAACATGAAGATGATATAATGTACATCAATCTTGGTTCTTGGTCTACCAGTGGTGGTAGATTTGTTGAGGAAGACATACAAGAGTCTCTAAACAAAGACTGGCCTCTTGGAACTGTAAAGTTCACAAAGGTGGTTGGAGAAGATGGTAATATATATCATCCAACACATTCATCACCAATGTGGCATATAAAGAATTGGATAAAGTTTCTAAAAGAGTGTGGAGGCTTTGAGATACATTAATAATAACTAATAATTAAATTTTAAACATGGAAAATTCAAAAAAAAGAAGAACTTATGTTCGTTACACAAAAAAACAAGTGAGTGCAATGCGTAAATCTTTGAAAACAGAAGAACCTCGTTTAGTGATTGCTAAGCGCTTTTCTAATGAATGGGGCATTCCTACACGTAGTGTGTACCAAAAGCTAAACAACGTAGCTAATACTAAGCGTACGTACAAGAAGCGTCAAGTAACCACTACACCTGTAGCTAAAATCACTCCATCTAAGGGGATAGAGTTAACAGGTAACATGGTGAACATACTAAACCACCTGAAGAACCCAACAAAAGTGGTGATGTACAACGATCATGTGAGATATTACTATAACTAATCCTTGTAACATAGCTAAGGATTAACTATATTTGTAATCTCTCTTGTTATTTAATGGGTAAGTTTATAACATTTTTAGTTAGGTGGATAGGGTCCAATCTTGCAGTACCATTCTGGATGGTTGGGCACATTCATTTATCTACTAACATATATGAAGATGTGTATGAACTTATTGTATCCTTTGGGATGAATATTATTGTATTAGCAGCCTTATGGCTGGACTGGAAAGAACATAAAGAAGAATAAATATGAATACTGATGATAATGTAATTATATATGACATAGAAACCATGAAGGAGTGCTTCATAGTTGTATGTATGGAGCCTGAGAAGACACCTCGTAGCTTTGTGGTGAGCAAGTGGCAGAATCAGTTGGATGCGTTTGTCAAATACACTGATGAACATAAGAATGCTTATTGGGTGGGTTATAACAACCTACGCTTTGATGCTCAGGTGGTTGAGTGGATACTCAGAAACCAAGAGTACTGGCATGAGCTCTCTGGACTAGAGATATGTGTAAAGATTGCACAGAAGGCACAAGATGTAATTCATGATGCAAATTATGATGTCTTTGCTGAATACAGAGAGCATGAACTATCCCTAAAACAAATAGATTTATTCAAAGTTCACCATTATGATAACAAGAATCGTAGAGTGAGTCTTAAGAGACTTGAGTTTGAGATGGACCTAGAGAACATCGAAGAGATGCCTATACATTATGCTAAAACAGATTTGACTAAGGATGAGGTGTTCCTGTCATTGCAGTACTGTTTTAATGATGTCGATGCAACGTATGAATTCTATAAAATAACCCTAGGTGATACAGATCACCCATTGTACAAAGGCAACAACCAAATTCAATTGAGGAGAGATATTGAAGAAGAGTTTGGTATACCATGCCTGAACTATTCAGATAGTAAGATAGGGGATGAGATAATCAAGAAATATTACTGTGAAGAGAAGGGGATAGATGTGAGAGAGCTTCCACGTAAAGGTTATTTCAGAAAAAGTATAGATATCAAAAACTGCATTGCTGGATATGTCTCATTTGAAACTGAACAGCTGCAACAGTTTCTCAAAAATATCAAGAGACTCAAACTAGGATTGCAAGATGATTTCAAAGAACACATACATTTTTATAATAATGTCTATTCATTCATGAAGGGTGGCCTCCACACTGAAAACAAGCCTGAAGTGTTTGAAGAAGACGAAGAGTATGAGATCATTGACTGGGACGTGGCTAGCTATTATCCTGCTATTATTATTAATAGTGGGAAATATCCTGCTCATTTAGGTAAAGAGTTTTTACGTGGGTATAAGCAAATGTTTGAGAAAAGACTAGAACTTAAACCACAAGCAAAAACAGACAGAAGAATCAAAGGAATTGTAGGAGCACTTAAACTTGCAGTTAACTCTGTATATGGTAAGTCATCTGATATGAATTCATGGATATATGATAGGCAACTCACTATGTTCACCACTATAACTGGTGAGCTTAGTTTGATGATGCTTATCGAGAAATATGAACTGAATGACATACAGATAATCTCTGCTAATACAGATGGTGTAACAATTAAAGTGAGAAAAGACTTGATTCCTAAGATGCACGAGATAAATGAGTGGTGGTCCGAGCTAACACAATATGTTTTGGAAAGAACGGACTATAAGAAAATTATCTTTTCAACAGTTAATGATTATATTGCAATCATGCCAAATGGTTATGTAAAGAAGAAAGGTGACTTCCTTACAGACTTTGAACTACATAAGAACAAGTCTGCAAGGGTGGTGCCTATAGCACTAGAGCAATACTATGTAAATGGTACGCCTGTCAAAGAGACTATTATGAATCATAAGAACCTCTATGACTTCTGTATCAGAAAGAAAGCATCTAAGGACTTTCACTATGAAGGTGTAGATGATGACAATCAAGTTACAAAGTATGACAAGCTCATCAGATATTACGTAGGTAGGACTGGTGAGAAAGTTTACAAAGTGAAGAACGAGTCTTCTGATAGTAAAGCTGCTAAAAGAAGTCAAGTGGAAGCTGGTTTATGGAAGTGTTATGTATGTAACACTCTACCACCTAATTCACCTGTGGACAATGTTAACTTTGCTTATTACATAGACAAGGCTGAGAGTATGATAACTAAGATATTGACAAAGGGTAAACGTAAGAAAAGCTCTTATGTACCTGGTCAACTAAATCTATTTGGTTAATGAAGAAAAAAGCAGAAATAAATAGAGGTAATATAACTAGACATCTTATTGAGTATCAGTTAGATATGGTGGGTAAACGATTAGTGGATACACTAGATGATGACAAGTGGTATTTCAACTGGACTATGACAAGAAAACAACACGAAGAGTTCAAGAGATATGCCATCAAGACACTTAAGAAGGTGTTCAAGTTTAATACCAACAAAGCTAAAGAAACGTTCAGCTGGTTCTATGAACAGTTTGGACTAAGAATTAAAGATTAACACACAATTAAATTTTAAATTATGAACAACGGAGTATTATTATTTACAGTTATAGCAATGATCTTAGGATTGGCTTACACAATTTGTGCAATTCTATTTGATAGTAAAGAGCTACCAGATGAACCACCTAAGAGAGCACGTAAGAAAGGAAAGTTTGTTGGAGATGATCCATCAACACCTAATGTTAACGAAGCTTGGAAAGGTGGTGTAGCACCAAAACGTAAAAGAGGTAGACCAAAAGGAAGTAAAAACAAACCAAAGAAGAAAGATGTCAAAACTAATTAATGAAGACTGGGAACATGCAGCTTATGCTAATGATAAGTTGTATGAAGGAGAACGCCAATATAGAATGGAACTAGAATGGCAAGAGTGGGAACACGAACAACATAAGAAGAGAAAGAAACCAGCAACCATAATAGTAGAAAAACCAATTAAAGATGAGAATGCACATAACCCCACAAATGTTCAAGGAACTCATCAAAAAAGGTTATAATCTTGACATAATTTACTTACTCAAGTTGATCGAAGACCAGTATGACATACAACCCTTGTATGAGGATAGTATGAAGATTGCTGGTCTTTATCACTCTTTGGTAAGGAAGGGACTAATAACTGAAGATGAGGAGAAGCTTACAACAGTAGGTAAAGATTTGTTAAAATTCATTGATGAGGTAACAGATAAGAAAATAATTAAACGTAAACCTGTAACGACAGATTTTGAGGAGTGGTGGAAGAACTATCCACCTACAGATTCTTTTGAAGTGAATGGTAAGGTGTTCAAAGGCACCAGAGCATTACGCAGAGGTAAAGAAGAATGTAGGAGGAAGTTCAAAGCTATACTAGAAGAGGGAGATTATACAGCAGTACAGCTCACAAAAGCTCTACAATATGAGGTGGAACGTAAAATAGAACGTTCACTCAAAGAGAGAAAAAACTGCATGAGCTTTATGCAAGGATCTATACCCTATTTGAATCAGCGCACCTTTGAGGGCTTCATTGAACTAATGGAGCAAGACAAGGATAGAGAACCCACACATCCCTCAGGAGGTCCTACAGATATCTAAAACAATAATTATGACAGAAGAATTTAACGAATGGATGAAACGTATTAGAAATGAATACTATTCAGACAATGCAAAAATGACAAACGCTTTTGAAAAACTAAGAGAAATATCAAAAAATAAAGATTATGAAGATAATAGCAAGCATAATACTATGGCTAGTCGTAGCTAGATTATTTATATGGTTAGGTAAGTTTATCTGGCCAGAAGATAATAATGATGACTTTCACAACTTAAAATATTAGTTATGAAAAAGAGGAAGTGGATAAACATCAATGGTAAATGGCGCATAGTACATGATAGGCAAGAAGCAATAAAAGGTGCAAAGTTCATTCCTTGTGATGAAGGCAGTCAGATTTATAGCTGGCAGAGAACTCACAAGAAAGCATGGCAGAACTATGATAAAGGACCAACAGGTGCATATGTGCCACGAAGCATTGAAGATGTTAAGAATCAAATGAAAAAGAAGAACAAGAACAAGAACATAGGTGGGCCAAGCTTAAATGATGACTATCCTTTTTAAAACAAAAACATATGAGTTTTGAATTACTAAAGAAAGAAGTACAGAAAGGTATTGATGGACGTAATGGTGGCATACCTATGGGCTTTGACAGGCTCAATAGGTATGTAGGCATTAGGAAATCTATGTACTATCTTATTGGTGGTCTAACAGGCTCAGGTAAGACTAGTTTTATTGATGACGCATTTGTACTTAATCCTGTAGATTGGGCTCTATCACAAGAAGGTAGAGCTTCAGGTATTAAGGTGAAAGTGTGGTATAGATCTATGGAGCGTAGTAGAACTTACAAGCTTGCTAAGTGGACCTCACGTAAAATATTTCTAGACCAGGGTGTAATAATACCAGTTAATAAACTACTTGGTTGGACAGAGAAGATGACTAAAGATGAGCATGACTTGTTTCTGATGTATGAAAACTATATGAATGAACTATCAGAGCTTGTAACAATCATTGATGGTCCTGAGAATCCTGTAGGTATTGCTAAAGAGCTCAAAGCTTATGCACTAGAGCGTGGTGAGATAGTACAAGAGGACAAGTATAACAAAATATATGTTCCAAACAATCCTAATGAGATAACTCTTGTTGTATTGGATCATATTGGTCTACTTAAGACTACTAGAGACCAACCAACTAAGAAACAGGCTATTGATAAGATGAGTGATGAGCTCAGGTATGCACGTGACTTCTATGGTCATAGTCCTGTTGTTGTTAGTCAGTTCAACAGATCTATATCTAATCCCATCAGGATAAAGAATGGTGATGTTGAACCTCAGCTAGAGGATTTTGCAGATAGCTCAAGCACGCAGAACGATAGTGATGTATGTATGGCACTATTTGATCCTATGAGATATAATGTTGAAGACCCATCAGGATACAACCTCAACAAGCTAAGAGATGACTATGGTGGTAAGTATTTTAGAAGCTTACGACTAATTAAGAACAGCTATGGTGAGGATGATATCAGAATTGGTCTTGCATTTCTTGGCCAGATTGGTATGTTCAAAGAACTACCTAGACGTAGAAACATAACTGATGCAGACTATGAGTCTGTAGTAAACAAATCATTTTTTATATCATGACACTAAGGGATAAACGACAAGCAGAATTTGCTGATGTATGGTGGAATCATGGAAAGTTTGGTATCCTAAACTTATGTCCTAGATTTGGTAAGATAAGAACTACAATCAACATCTTGAAGAAGATGAAACCTGATTGTGAGATATTGATTGCCTATCCTGACAACAAGATCAAACAGTCTTGGATAGAGGACTTTGAGGAGATGAACTATGAGAATGATAACATTACATACACAACACATCTATCCATACATAAACATACAGGAACAGAGTTTGACATAGTTGTTATTGATGAGATACATCTACTATCAGAAGCACAAATAGGTGCATGTGTAGACTTATTTTCTATCAACGATAACATACTTGGTCTCACTGGTACACTGTCTAGATGGACAAAGCGTACACTTAATGAAGACTTAGGACTTCACGTGTTAGCTGAGTATCCTATAGAGAAAGCTATTGAGGAGGGTGTTATTGTAGACTACCAAATCACTGTAGTGAAGGTGTCACTAGATAACATTGTTCATAATGAGTATGGAAAGAAAAAGATTAAAAAGACAGAGTTGCAACAGTTTAACTATTTGAGCAGCACAATAAATAGAATGATGTACAGTGGTGGAAACACTATGTTTATGAGACTAGCAAGGATGCGTCTCATCCAGAGTAGCTTAGCTAAGCTAAACAAAACCAAACAGCTGCTACAGCAGTATAAGGATGAGCGTGTTCTTGTATTTTGTGGCACTACAAAGGTGGCTGATAGCTTAGGTATACCATCTCATCACAGCAAGTCTAAAGACAAAGAAGCCTTTAATAGATTTGCTGAAGGAGAGGGTAAGCATATGGCTGTTGTGAAGATTGGTAATACAGGAATCACATACAAACCACTGAACAAGGTAATCATAAACTACTTTGATAGCAATGCAGAGAATCTAGCACAAAAGATAAACAGATGTATGGCCATGGAATACAACACACCTGATAAGAAAGCTGACATATATATCATCTCTTCTAATGAAGGTGTGGAGGCAAAATGGCTTAATAAAGCACTAGAATTCTTTGATAAAAAGAAGATTATATTCTTATAATTTTGTATATTTGTAAGACTATATTAATAACTACATAATAAATAAAAAAGCAAATGAGTTCAAAATTAATTGGAGTTGTTGGTGAAACTGGAACAGGTAAATCAACAGCTATTAAACACTTAGATCCAAAAGAAACTTACATTATCAACGTTGCAAGCAAAGAATTGCCTTTCAAAGGATCAGGCAAGCTTTACAATGAAGATAATAGAAACTACAAAGAGATCGATGATCCAACAGAGATTACACGTTTACTTAAAACTATATCTGAGAAAGCCCCACATATTAAGAATATTGTCATAGAAGACAGTAATTATCTAATGGGCTTTAGAATGGTAGAGAAAGCTATGGAAACAGGCTTTACTAAGTTTAGTGTAATGGCTAAAGACATGGTTGACATGTTCAGAACTGCACGCTCATTACGAGATGATTTGTGTATATTCTACTTCTCTCATCCAGAAACTATTGAAGATGCTGGTGAGATTGTAGGATACAAAATCAAAACTGCAGGGAAGCTTATTGATAACCAAGTCTTACTTGAAGGCTTACTAACTGTTTGTTTGTACACGGATGTTGAAGAAACCAAAGATGGTGTAATATACAGCTTCCTTACAAACAGATATAGAAAGAAGCCTGCTAAGAGTCCTGATGGTATGTTTCACGAAACAAAAATACCTAATGATTTACAATATGTAAAAGACCATGTAATAGAATACTATAATTAATAATTAATAATTAAAATTTAAATTTATGAGTACAATTGGAGGAGTAAAAAGAGAATCCGCAGTTAACAGTGAGAACACAGCTTACCCAAAAAAGGTGGGCTTATTTGAAGCTAACATTATAGCTATCAATCCAACTATTGAAGAGTATAGCACTGTTCTTGGTATGGACCTTAATCCAGATAGTAAAGCTACTGAATATCTAGGAACAACTAAAGATGGTAATACCTATCTTCGTGTAGATGTTTGGTTAGAATCAATTAAGACTAATGATAACTTCAAGGTGAGCTTCTTCTTAGAAGATAGAGAAAGAGAAAACCGTGATGGGACTAAGAAACAATATATAAACAGCGTAGGGGTAACTTCTTGGGCTGCTGATGAGAATGATTTATTTGATTGGTTTACCAATGAACGTGACTATCGTGTTGCATATGTTGGTGAAGAAGATTTATATGAGTTCATTCGTACATGGTTAGGTAAACTAGACTATCGTCATGCAGATACAGTTCTTCAACTAGATTGGAAGAAACTTATGCGTGGTAACATCTCTGATCTCAAAAGTGAGGTTGGTGGTGAGTGGTGTAACTCTGTTGTAGCGCTAGCAACTGTTGTTGTTAAAGAGCGTGATGGAGAAACTAAAGAATACCAAGGAATCTATAACAAAGGGTTCTTATCTGGATATACTATGAAGCAATTTAGATTGGTAGACTACACTGATAACCGTACACTAAACAGCTTGAAAGGAAGAAAGCCTCGTGAACTTAAACCACATGAAAGATTTGTTGTACAAGTTACAGGTGAATATGGATGTAAAGATTATTACATTCTTAAAGAGCTTGAGGAGTACAACCCTGGAGATAATTTGGTAGCATCTGATAGTTACATTTCAGATGATGGATCAGATTATTAAGCAAGTTAATGTTTAACAATAAAGGTCCCTTACGTTATGTTTGGGGCCTTTTTTATTATATAAAACTATGATTGGAGGAGTAAAGAAAACAAGAGTGACTGCAGAAGCTATTCTCTCTAAAATTTCTGAGTATGATATTTTCAGGTTTTATATGCCTAGTAAAGATTGGAAACTAGGACAGGCAACTTATTCTCCATTTAGAGATGAAAGAAATCCTTCATTTCTAATTGGTGTTAGAGGAGATTCTATAAACTTTATTGATTTTGGTGACACTAGCATGAAAGGAGATTGTTTTGAGTTTGTAAAGAAGCTCTATAACGTTCTCACCTTTAATGAAGTGCTTATAAAGATTGATAATGATTTTAGTCTTGGGATAGGTACAGGAGTTAGTTCACAAGAATATAAAAGGATAATTAAAGAATATGCTCAACCAGAGATGGTGGCTAAAGACTATTCTTTTATTCAGGTGAAGACGAGAAACTTCACACATGAAGAGCTAGCTTATTGGAATGAATACTATCAAGACATTGAGGATCTCAAAGTTAACAACATCTTTTCTATTGCTGAGGTGTATCTAAACAAGAAGCGTATTGTTATACCAGACAATGAGCTTAGGTTTGGATATCTCTATGATGGTCATTGGAAGATATATAGACCATTCTCTGATAGAAGATGGAAGTGGATGCCTAATAATGTACCAATTACTGCTATGGATGGTAAAGATGATATCACAGATTGTGATGTTGCATTCATCAATAAGAGCAAGAAGGACTACATGGTTATGAAGAAACTATATCCGTGTTGTTGTGCTGTTCAGAATGAGGGTATGGGATGTTTCTCTGATGAGAACGTGCAATACCTACTAGACAATTCTAGAAAACAGATACTATCATTTGATAGTGATGAGACAGGCGTATCAAACAGTAAAAAGATTACTGAAATGTTTGGATTTGACTATTGTAATGTACCCAGAAAGTTCCTTAAAGAAGGAATTAAAGATTGGGCAGACCTTGCAAAAGTTCACGGACTTAAAGTGATCGAAGAATATTTAATAAATAAAAATATAATACAATAAAAATGGAAAATACAGTAATTCACAACACTGCACAAGCTAAAAACACAATGCTGAGTGCACCAGTACCCCAACAAACTAAAACCTATAAACCTGTAAGTCATAGACAGCTTATGGATTTAACACTAGAGAGTATATACCAATCAGGTTTTACTATTGAGAGTCAAAACTATTCAACAGCTAGAAGTGGTAATATTGCTACAGCTCGATATGCAATTAGTAATGTTGCAGACAATGAGATGAAGCTACAGATAGCCTGGCAGAATAGCTACGATAGAACAGCCTCTCTAAAGTTTGCTATGGGTGTAAAGATTATGGTGTGTAGTAATGGTATGGTGTCAGGAGACATGGGATCTTTTAGAAAGATTCACAGAGGAGACATACAAACATTTACACCAGGAGCCATCACTGAATATATTAAACAGGGTGGAGATGCATTCAAGTGTATACAAGATGACAGAGAGATTATGAAGACTATCGATGTATCTGAACAAGGACAAGCAGAACTATTAGGTAGACTATTTATTCAGGAGAATATTATTAACACTAAGCAGCTGAACATAGCCAAGCGTGAGTTGAGCACACCAACGCATGACTATGGTCATCCTAACAGTTTATGGGAGCTATACAATCATGTTACATTTGCAATGAAAGAAACTCACCCAACAGACTGGATGAGCAGCCATATTAAAACACATGAGTTTTTCAAGAACTATGGCAATCTTGCAACAGAGAATATGCAAGCAGATGCAGATATGTTTGCAGCTGTACTTAGTAATCAATTAGATATGTTTGAATCATGACAGTTAATGAATATGTAAACAACCTTACACAGTTGTTAAAGAAAGATCCTGAGATAGCTGAATTAGAAGTAATCTATTCTCAGGATGATGAGGGTAATACTTATCAGAAGGTACATTTTCATGCATCACTTGTGAAGACAAAGGGACTGAAGAATCAGTATGTTGAGGTGCTAATAAATGTAGATGAAGATGAGATAGACAAAGGTAGAACTGCATTATGTATTAACTGATATGAGAAAATTTAAATACGAATACTATTGTAATGATTGTGGTGATGATTTTGTTAGTGAGAAAAAAGAAACGCTGTGTACACAGTGTCTCTCATCTAATATAAAGAACACAGCAATTGTACAATGGGAAGAAAAAGAATAATATGAACTGGGATAATTTTAAAGAACACTTCCACCCATCGTGGCATGATAAAATGAAACCATTTATAGAGAGCAATGAATGTGATGAGATATATGCATTCTTGAAGAAAGAGAGTAAGAGGGGTAAAGAAATTGCCCCTCTGTCATCTCAGGTCTATAGATGTTTCAAAGAGACACCACTGGATGAAGTGAAGGCAGTGATTGTGGGCATGTGTCCCTATCACACATTTAAGAACGGATTACCTGTAGCAGATGGTTTGCTTATGGGATGCTCAATAACAGGCTATGTACAACCTTCGTTGAAGCAATTTTACAATGCACTAGAGACTGAGTTTCATAGAGGACTCAATCTAAGTTATGATCCATCTCCTGATGTAGCGTATCTAGCAGAGCAGGGAATACTAATGCTTAACGTAGCACTCACCACTGAGAAGAACAAAGCTGGTAGTCACATAGATGTATGGGAACCATTCACAAAGTATTTGTTTGAAGAGGTTCTTAATCCACTAGGTGTACCATATGTCTTTCTTGGTAAAGATGCTGGTAGGTATACAAGATATGCAGGAATCTTTGCTCACACATTTGTTGTGAGTCATCCAGCTAGTGCTTCCTATAAGGGAGTTGATTGGGATAGTGAGGGCGTGTTCACAAAGGTGGACACATTAATTTATGAAAACAACGGATTTAGCATCAACTGGTTGAAAGATGCAGAAGGTCCATTTTAAAAACAGAAACAATGATAAGAGGAACATTAACAGAAGATCCTGGTGTATTACAACCAGGAGATGAGATTATTACTAACCAAAACTCAGAGATGAGATGTTATGTGGTGGAAGAAATACCACGAGTTAGTAAGTTAAAAACATGGTACAACGGTAAAACACGATACATAGCTGTAAAATGCAGAGCTGCTCTAACCATGAAGACAACAACAGGTACAAGTTCTTATAATAATAGAACTTGGACTAATACTTATAAAACTTATGAGTTTAGAATACCTAATGAAAATGATCCAATAGTAAAAGTGGATCTAAACTTTAAACAAATGTATATAATCAATAAATTTAACAATGGATAACACAGTAAACAGACCGATTAATATGCAAGATCTCCAAGTAGGAGATGAAGTGATTGTACGAGGTTTAGACCTCAACTACATGCAAATTGTAAGACCACCAAAACAGCGAACATCTAAAGACTATCAAGGGAACCCTTGTACAGTGTGGACATCAGCTGTATGTAATAGACTCAACAGTAAGTTTGAGCACAAGTATAACATGGATGATAAAGAAAACGTAAGATTTGATTTTGAATGGAAGTCAATTTGGCTAGTAAAACGAGGAGATAATAATTAATAAATAAGAACAGAAATGAGATTAGAAAATCAAAAACAATCAAACGTCCTAGCAACAGGACCAGCTAACAAGAGTATAGGAATGTCCCTAGACTTAGATTCTGCACAGGTATTGATGCAGATGTTAAGTAAGAATCTCTATTCAGATGCAATAGGCTCTACAGTTAGAGAGTGTGCCAGTAATGCACTGGACAGTCATAGAAGAGCAGGAGTAAATAAACCTATTCTAGTGTCTCTTGTAAGAAATGACAGTAACAACTATGAATTCTCTGTTGAGGATTTTGGTATTGGTTTGGACGCAAATGATGTGGAGAAGATTATCAGTAAGTATGGTAAGTCTACTAAGCGTGACAGTGATACAGAGCTTGGTATGATGGGTCTTGGTTTCAAAGCCCCTCTAGCTTATGCTAGTAGCTTCTACTTCAGATGTAGAAAGGATGGTGTAGAGCGTAAGTATATGATGTATGAAGGTGAGGACACTAACACTATTGATCTAATATATGAAAAACCAACAACAGAAAGTAATGGCGTAAAAGTGATTATACCTATCAAATGGTCGGACCGTTGGGACTTTACAAAGAAGATTAAAGAACAGCTGGCTTATTTTGAGCATGTGTATTTTAATGTAGATGATATAGATAACAACTTTGTGATTCACAGATCCAACTTGTTTCAGTTCTCTGAACTATCTTCTGATAGCTATCTACATGTGTGTCTTGATGATGTATATTATCCACTAGACTTTAAGAAGCTTGGTATAGATAGGATAGAAATACCTGTAGGATTGAGACTTAACTTAACAGATGGTGTATTTCCTACACCAAACCGTGAGGCTCTTAGATACACACCTGAAGCAAAGAAAGCTATTCTAGAAAAGATTACACGCTTTGCTAATGTGATGACACAACGTTATAACCAGTCAGTCACTGTAAATAGTGATGTGTATGCTGTATTGAAATACTATACATCTAACAGTAGATATATCAACATGTTTGGTCAAGAGTTTGACTACAATCAGCTTGCTGCATTTGCTACAGCTAGAATTGCTACACCTAAGATACCTGGTGTAGATACATTAGAGCTACATACGCTTGACAGACATACATTTGGTTCACTCCTTACTAACTACAGACGTTCTTACAAGTATGAAAATGGTAGAATGTATGAGATAAAATATGATGATAATTGGAGTTCAGGTGTAGAATGGCGTGAAAAAAATAGAAGACACTATCTACTTAATGGTGACATGCGAGGGCATAAGAAAGCCTATCTTAGAGAACTTGCAGAAGACCATGAAGACAGAACTGTGTATTTTATCAAAGAGAGAACTAAACAATCAACTAGAATGCAACTTAAAGGAAGCAAAGGGTACAAGGTGTTTCTAAAGCTTAACAACTATCCTAAGGATCAATGGAGAACTGTAATTAAAGAGTGGCAGCACATTGAGAGTCTTCTACTTGCTGATGTCATTAATGCTGATGCTATTGAGGTGCCTCAAGATTGGATAGATGCTAGAAAGCAAACCACGGTGGCTAAGATGAAAGCAACTAAAGCTGCTAAAGGTGCAAAGCTTGAAGGTGATTTCAATTGTAAGAAAGCTGAAGACCTTCTTAGGTATAATGATGGTAGAAACTGTAAGTTTGTTGCTGGTCGTCTTAATGTTCAAACAATAGAAGAGGGTAACACTCTTTATGTTTATACACATCATGATGACTTTATGAAGATTGATAAGATGTATGAGGATACCAAAAAGATGGGTATTGAATACATTACACTATCACAACGTGAACTTGATGTTATAGAAGAGTCAGGAGAGACAGTGGACAATCTAGTATCTTATGATGATTTTGTTAAGGGTCATGAGAAGTTTGTTCAGATAGTTACAGCTGTACGTATTCACAGATTCTGTAATAAGTATAGTGATGTGTTTGATAAAAGAAGTTATATTAAAGAAGTGTACTCTGAATTAACAACTGATCTACAAACTCTTACAGACTATCGAGCGGTCTACCTATATCCTAGTGCTCATAGTAGTTTTGGAGATCTTGATGCTTTGATGAAAATAGCTGAAGAGAACAACTTGTTTGATGATACATATTATCAACTACAAGAAAAGGTTCATCAAATACTAAAGACTCACTACTATTTCAATACACTTGCAAAGGTGATGAATTATTCTCATACATCTAGTGAACTTCTAGATTGCATGGCACAACTAATGACTTGTAATGGGCTGGAAGTGAATGAAGAGTATAAGTATCACTATCTAAAGAAAGCGCTGAAGGACAGCGAGGAAACAGAGTAAATATGTGGGGGATTGTTTGACAGTCTCCCATATTTTTCGTATATTAATAAATAAATAAAAATTAAAAACATGAGTAAATTTCTAAGTTTGGATTGGTTCAAAGATAAAGTGGATCATTCAGTAGAGAAGGTGATTGAGAAGAAACTTGATGCCTTAATTAACCAGCAAGATGAAGAGGCTGGACAACCATTTAGCAGCGCTAAGCTTGTAAATGATGTACTAACTATTGTGATGAACGATGGTTCTGTAATTACTAAGATGGATGCTACAGAAGACCACTATGCAGCTGTACAGCTAGCAAAGAATGTAGCAGATTTGTATTCTATTGTTAGTGACCCTAGTGTTGTTAGTGAGAAAATTCAAGAAGAGAGAAAGATCGCAAGACTGTTAGCTCTTCGTGAGGGACTCTCTATTCTTAGAGAAAGTGGTGAGTTCACAATTGATGGAGATAGTGTATACTTCAAAGGTATATCTAGATCTCTACCACAACTACTGGTTGAAGAACTTATTGATGCTGTAGCAGATGCTAAATCTTTAAACATGCCACTTAATGAGCATGAAGAGTATACATCTCTTAAACGCTTCTTTATGTGGTGTGCACTTAATCCAAGAGCTGAGGTGGCACATGAGCTGTACAGATTCTTGAAAGAGAACAGTTTCCGTATCACCAAGCAAGGGTTCTTTGTAGCACTACGTAATGTTGTTACACTACATGGATCTCCAGAGCTTGTACACTTTATTTCTAACACTTACAACAAGGTGAAAGCTGTCTGGAAGAAGAGTCCAGATGACTATAGTGTGTTTCTAGAAAATGGTGAATACAAGCTTGTACACAACGATAGTCTGTTCCGTGAGGAAACACACACTAGTACAACTTGTAAAGACTGTTATGGTGAAGGTGGATATTATGATGATGGTGATTATTATGAAGATGAAGATGAGTGGAATGAAGGAGACTGGATAGATTGTGACACTTGTGATGGATCAGGTGAAGTGGAAGAGTATGAGTATACAACAAGTGTTAAGGTGGACCATGGAGAAGAGATAGGTAAACTTACAGAGCTCTATCTAGATCTACCTAATAGACATGAGAATCGCTTCACAGATGATTGGACTAAAACATTTGACATACGTGTAGGTAAGGTGGTTAACATGCCTAAAGAACAATGTAACTGGTCAACACAAGATTGTGCTGCAGCTGGTTTACATTTCACTTCTGACCAGATACACTATGTAGGATGTGGTGATCAGTCTGTTCTAGTTCTTATCAATCCAATGAAAGTGGTTGGTATTGGTACACACAAGGGTAGATGCTATGAGTATTTACCAATCATGACTGTACCAAGAGATGAGGCTACAACTATTCTTCATGACAATCAGTTTGACACTCTACAACTTGATGAGGAGTATGCAATCCGTGAACTTGAGGATCTTGAGATTAAAGTTCAGGAAGGATTCGTAGCTGAAAGTTCTAAGTATGAATTCAATTTACCAAATGTTAGCAGCGCTGACATACGTAATATTGTAGGAAGCCTAGAAGATATGAAGGCTAAGATACAAGACAGAGTTGTATCTTTAGATTAATTAATTGGGGGATAGCATTTATTTTGTATATTTGTTATCCCCCTTTAATTTAAACTTATGGCAAAGAAATCAATAAAAAAACCTAGAGTGACTAGGACTAGGAATGCTGGTACAATGACAGAAGCAGCGTTCTGGTCTATGATAAGAAGCGCTCTTAGGCAAAAGAGCAGATGGTGGAAACCAATTGCTCAATGTAAACAGCTTGCAAAGAAAGCATACAAAGGCAATAATAAAAGACAGCGGTGGGAATATCAATGCAACAAATGTAAAGGATGGTTTAAAAGTGATGAGGTGAATGTGGATCACGTAGAACCAGCAGGTAGTCTCAACAATGCACAAGATCTTCCTGCATTTGTAGAAACACTCTTCTGTGAGGTGAATAACTTACAGGTGTTGTGTAAGACTTGCCATGATGTCAAAACCAAGTTGGAGAAACAATTAAAACAATTTAAGAAGTAATGGACAGAGAACTATTAAGAGCGCTCACAAAGCCTGAGCACTATGATTCACAAACTAATATAGATGTAATAGACATATGTCATATATATAATACATCATTCTCTCGTGGTAACATAATTAAATATGTTATCAGGGCAGGTAAGAAGAATGATGAACTGAAAGATCTATATAAGGCTTTAGATTACTTACAACGAGAAATAGAATACATTAAAAACCAATCAGAATGATAAAGGGACAAACAAATACAGAAGCGAACTATAGAGCTGTCATGTTGGACAGCTCTAGTTCTTTAAAAGACTTTTCACTTGATAGAAAGAAATATTACAGAAAGTATATTCTTAATGAACCAATCAATGAGAAGGAAACAAGTGCAGCTAACATGGGCAGACTAGTAGAAACACTACTATGGGAACCAGAACTCTTTGATGAGAAGTTCTTTCTGTCATCTTGTGCAACAGAACCAACAGGACTCATGCTTGAGTTTGTTGAAGCGTTATATAGAGTGACTAGAGATTCTACAGATGAGTCTGGAGAGGTGACTAGAGACTTTGAGAGCTTGTCAAGAGAAGCATATGATATATCTTCTTTCAAGATAAAGTATGAAGCTGTTATTAAGAAGTTCGTAGGTAGTGATGCAGAGCTATTCTACCATGAGATTAGAAAGGTGAGAGCAAACAACTTAACTGTTGTGAGTAACTTAGATGTAACTATGGCTGAAAAGATTGTACAAACTCTAAAAAGCAGTAGTGTAACATCAAAACTTGTCAATCTTGTTAGCAGTAATAGATATAGTGTGTTTTCTCAGCTACAAGTTGAGGACTATACTGTAGATGGTCATTCATTTAAGTCTATGATGGACTGGGTAGTAGTAGATCATGATGCTAAAACCATTCAAGTGTATGATTTGAAGTGCACATGGAATGTAGAGAACTTCTTTGAGGAATACTATTTGTACAGAAGAGCATACATCCAAGCATTCTTATATAAGAAAGCTGCACAACATGTAGCTAATGATGACATGCTTGAATACTATGGTTATGAGGTACTCAACCCTAGGTTTATTGTTTGTGATAGTGCAAACTTCTACAGTCCAATAATATACACACTGTCTGATGAAGACATGAGTAATGCTTACCTTGGTTTTGATTACAAGGGTAGAACTTACACTGGTGTCAAGAGTTTGATTAGTGACTTAAAATGGGCAACAGATAATAATATGTGGGACGTTAGCCAAGGAACATTTGAGGCTAATGGAATAGTTAACATACGAAATAGATAGTAATGACAATTAAAAAAACAATAACCAGTATATTTATGGTGCCTTCTCTAAGAGTTCCAAAAAATGCATTGCGAGACAATGGATTTATAAATGGTTATGTTGAAGATGCAGAGAGAGATTTTCAGTACCCAGGTGCTGTCTATCTCTTATTTCTGCCTGAAGACATACTAAAGTTTAGAGAGTTCCTTGATGAGGAGTATGAAAGAACAGAACAAATCATTGAGGATTATGATTATGAAGGAGGCTTTGTAGTTGTTGTATACAAGCTAGATACTAGATGGAATAAAGATTTTGATCTTGTTAAGCAGGGTAGATATTCTGCAACATCATCTAGTTTTCAGAAGCTATTCCCAAAGGTTGTTAAAATCAAGAAGAACGGACTGCACAGAGATGAGATATCTTTACAATACAGAATCTTCAATAAGACAGAAGATATGGTTGAGTATTGGGAAAAGAAAATAGGTATTGAGTGGGAAGGTGACTTTGAGGTGTGGGATGGATATGATGAAGACAAAGAGATACTTCGTATCAATGAGTTAAAAGAAAGTGTAACTACAGTAAATAATAAATAATATGGATGCAAAACAATTAATGCAGGATTATCCTCTAGCAAAAAATAGGCTGAAGGGGTGGTTCTTAGACAAATTAACAGCCAATATGGAAAACTTTGAGGAGGATGAAGCCTTCAAGAAGTTTATGATTGAATCAGGAATAACAGATGACCAGATAGAAAACATCTTCAAAGAAGGAGGTAGAGCTTGTCTAGATATGTTTGATGAATACAATCTATATGTTTCAATTATCTATTCTGATGGTGGATTTAAATCCATGATTAACGATGAGAGTATTGGAACATCGTTCCCAAATAGAAAGTCTGCAGAGAGTGCTGTATTAGAGCAGTGTGTAAAGATGCTCGAAGACTTATTAACTGAACAATTAACCAAAAATGAGGACACAAATGACAACTCAGAGAATTAAAGAACTAGTAGAAGATTATTTCAATGTAGATTTATCAGAGAAAGTTAGGAATAGAGAACTAGTTCATATAAGATTTTTATATTATAACTTAGCTTATCACCATGCAGAAGATGGTATGAGCCTAACTGCTGTAGGTAAAACTATTGGTGGTTTTGATCATGCCACTGTA